AAAGCAGAACAATACTTGCGTGATGTCATGTCTCGCTATCGTAACAAACTAGTTTACGATGGTCAGACTGGAGAAGTCCGCGATGACAAAAAGCATATGAGTATGCTTGAAGATTTCTGGTTGCCTCGTAGAGAGGGTGGTCGTGGCACTGAGATCACAACTCTGCCTGGTGGTCAGAACCTTGGCGAACTTAAGGACGTTGAGTATTTCAAAAAGAAACTATACAACTCCCTAAACCTGCCACCTTCTCGTCTGACAGACGATAACAAGGCATTCAACCTTGGTAAGTCTACAGAGATTCTTCGTGATGAATTGAAGTTTACCAAGTTCATTGGTCGTCTCCGCAAGCGTTTTGCGATGTTGTTCCATGACATGCTGAGAACTCAACTGATCCTCAAGGGTATTATTACTCCTGAAGATTGGGAAGACATGGAAGAGCACATCCAATACGACTTCCTGTTTGACAATCACTTCAATGAATTGAAGGAACAAGAGATGCAGATGCAACGCATCACTCTTGTTACTCAAATGGATCCTTTTGTTGGCAAGTATTTTTCTTCAGAATATATTCGCCGTAAGATTCTCATGCAAACTGAGAATGAATATAAGGAAATTGATAAGCAGATCAAACAAGATATTGAGACTGGAATTGCTATTGATCCTGTTCAAGTCAACATGCTTACTGACCTTGAGCAACAGAACAAAGCATTCCAACCAGAGTTACAATCTGCGGAAAACGATGCCGCTGCTGATAGAGAAATGAAGAAGTTGGCAGCTGCTCCAAAGAAAGAGAAATCTTAATCTAATAAATAATTAGATCCAACGCATTTTACCATGGATTCTGAAGTAGTAGATATTGTGAATCTTATATCAGATAAGAAACGCGGAGATGCACTAGACAAGATTGATGATCTCTTGTTTGGTAAAGCATCTAAAGCAATTGATGACTACAAAAAAGTAGTTGCCAGTAGTTTGTTTAACGAACCAACACAAGAAGAAGAATGAAACTAATTACAGAAAACATCGAAGATATTCAGATTCTTACCGAAGAAAAAGATGGTAAGGAGCACCTTTATATCGAAGGTGTTTTTCTGCAGTCTGAGATCAAAAACCGTAACGGTCGCATCTATCCTTTCTCCGTATTGGAAAAAGAAGTAGGTCGTTATAACGAAGAGTATGTTTCAAAAGGACGTGCTCTGGGAGAACTTGGACACCCCGATGGTCCTACTGTCAACCTTGATCGTGTGTCTCACCGCATCACATCACTGAAGGCAGAAGGTAGAAACTTCATGGGCAAGGCAAGAATCCTTGACACTCCTATGGGTAACATCGCTAAATCTCTTTTAGGTGAAGGCGTCAAACTTGGCGTTTCTTCTAGAGGAATGGGGAGCATTGACCGACAGGAAAATGCATCCTATGTTATGGACGACTTCATGCTTGCAACTGCAGCAGATATCGTTGCTGATCCTTCCGCACCTGATGCTTTCGTTAATGGAATCATGGAAGGTAAAGAGTGGGTTTGGGCAAACGGAATTCTTAGAGAACAGCAAGTTGCTGAGATCAAGTCCGAAATCGATAACTCTTCTCGTATTGCACTAGAAGAAGCATCACTTAAAGCGTTTGAGCGTTTTCTTTCCGCGCTCTAATTAATTAAATTCATAAATAAACAATAGATTAAATAAACAACGAACACGGGGAAACTCAGATGTCAGATATGCTTAACGAAAAATTTGAGGAGTTTGCCAGTGAGCACGCATCGGTTCTTTCTGAGGCAGGTCAAGATCCTATGCCTACAGTGACTGCTGCTGTGCTCCCTGGCGATGCTGCTGCCACAGGTCAATCCAACACTGCTGTTAATGCGAAAGCATCAGCAGGTGAAGGTGCCAGTGGACATGCTGCTCCAATTCAACCAGGAGTTGCCATTGGTCAGGCAGCACCTCAGGAAGTCAACAGTGTAACCACCACTCCTCATGAACATGATGAGGATGGAGATGAGAATCCAGGTGCTAAGGCAGCTGCTCCTATCGGTGGTGGTATTTCTGGCGAACCTAACCGTGGCGCATCTAACACCGATCTTCCTAATGGCACTGCTCCTTCTTTTGGCGCAGAAATCGCTTACGGAACTAAGATGGGTGGTAGTGTAACCTACCCCATCAAACCTAAGTTTGAGTCGGTAGACATGAGTGCAGACGTTGCCGCTCTAACCGAGGGCACCGAACTGACCGAAGACTTTGCTGCTAAAGCAAAGACAATTTTTGAGGCTGCTGTTACCTCTAAACTCAACGAAGAGTGGACGAAACTTGAAAAAGCATTCGCCACACAACTCGCTGAAGCAGTTGAAGTTTCTAAAAAGGAACTCGCTGAAGAAGTTAACGGAACCCTTAACTACGCAGTCACCAAGTGGCTTGAAGAAAATCAAGTTGCTGTTGATCGCGGTATCAAGAATGAGATTTCAGAAGACTTCATTGCAGGTCTGAAGAATCTATTTGAAGAGCATTATATCGCAGTTCCCGATGAGAAAATTGACATTCTCGAAGGACTGTCTGAAGATCTTTGTAAGATGGAGGAGCGCCTTGACGAACAGGTTAAGCGCAATATTGAACTTCAAAATCGTCTGGGTGAATCCAGCAAGCAAGTTATCGTAAACCTAGTTTCCGAAGGACTCGCTGACACTCAGAAAGAAAAACTCGCTTCTCTTGCAGAGGGTGTAGAGTTCACCACCGAGGAGGAATTCTCGAAGAAACTCACCACCATCAAGGAGTCCTACTTCACTAAGGAGTCGGTAACCAAAGCAGAAGTGACAGATGAAACACCAGTCGAAGGTAGCGTCGATGATATTTCGCCTGCAATGGCACAATACATTAATGCTATGAACCGCTGGAATCAGTGATTCACTAAATAATTCTATCCACAATTCCTAACAAAAAATTCGGAGACAAAATGTTTAACGCAGAACATCTCCAGGAAAAGTGGTCACCTGTTCTCAACAACGAAGCAGCAACTCCTATTGCTGATCGTTACAAGAAAGCAGTGACCTCGGTCCTCCTGGAAAACCAAGAACGCTTCCTACGCGAAGAGCGTGGAATGCTACAAGAAGTTGCAGTCAACAGCCTTGGCGCTTCTACTGTATCCCCTGGTGGATCCGCTCTCGGATCTGCTAATACTGCAGGACTCGCTGGTTTCGACCCAGTTCTGATCAGTCTTGTTCGCCGCGCAATGCCTAACTTGATGGCATATGACGTTTGTGGCGTCCAACCAATGAGTGGTCCTACTGGACTCATCTTCGCAATGCGTTCACGCTACGAGAACCAAGGCGGCGAAGAAGCATTGTTCAACGAGCCTGATGCAGGTTTCACTGCAGGTCTCGATGCAACGACTGGTGCATACACCCCTAGAACTGGCGCTGGCGTTGGTGGCGATGCAGAAGGTAACAACCCTGCACTGCTTAACGATTCCTCACCTGGCACCTACGAGACTCCTCGTGGTTTCTCTCGCGAAGATCTTGAGCAAGCTGGCGATGCTGGCAAACTCTTCCGCGAGATGTCATTCAGCATTGAGAAGACTTCTGTGACTGCAAAGTCCAGAGCACTCAAAGCAGAATACACCTTGGAACTGGCACAAGACCTTAAGGCAATTCATGGTCTTGATGCTGAGCAGGAACTTGCTAACATCTTGTCTAGCGAAGTCCTTGCAGAAATCAACCGCGAAGTCGTCCGTCGCGTATACAGCGTTGCTAAGCCTGGTGCTGCAAACAACGTTGCTAACGCTGGTATCTTTGACCTCGACGTTGACAGCAATGGTCGTTGGTCCGTTGAGAAGTTCAAAGGACTTCTGTTCCAAATTGAGCGCGATTGTAACGCAATTGCACAAGACACTCGTCGTGGCAAAGGCAACTTCCTCATCTGTTCTGCAGACGTTGCAAGTGCTTTGGCAATGGCAGGCGTTCTTGACTACAGCAGCGGTCTTTCAGGCGCTGGTGGTCCTTCCATCGGCACTGTCGATGACACTGGCAACCTGGCAGTTGGAACCATCAACGGTCGCATCAAGGTCTATGTTGATCCTTATGCTGCTAACCTCAGCGACAAGCACTACTATGTCGTAGGTTACAAGGGCACTTCCCCTTATGACGCTGGACTGTTCTACTGTCCTTACGTTCCCCTCCAGATGGTTCGCTCGATCGATCCTAACAACTTCCAACCAAAAATTGGTTTCAAGACTCGTTACGGCATGGTCAGCAATCCTTTCGTCACCACGAACGGAACCTACAACGGCACTCCTGACGGCGAGACTCTCTCCGCTAATGCCAACATGTATTACAGAAGAGTTCAAGTCACGAACCTTATGTAATCTACAGATACAATCTGTATTGTCAGGGACCTCTCACAGGGGTCCCTTTTTTATTAAATAGATGTATGATGAAGATGAACTATGCCTAGAAGCACTATGCTCAAAGTTGATATGATGGCAAGACTATATAAATTGAAGACTGAACTTTATGAAGAACAGGAAAAATCAAAGACAGGACAATGGTGTGATGGTGCCCATTATGCTTATAATGAAGTCCTTAAAGTTTTGCAAGAATATAGACAATAAAAGATGATGATTGATGATTGGCGTTACAGTGATGATCGCATGGATGTAAGAACACAAGGACTAAACATTCTACTCAAAAAATTTGGATCAGAAATTTGTTCTGATGGATCTCCCAGATATTCCAACCAGAGCATCTACGAGTGCATCCATGATTGGGTGTCTGCAGGCAACGCAAGAACAGATGGTCTCGTAGCATACTATAAAGCATACTACACTAAATAGTAGTGCTTGGGATGCTGACACAAGATGCCTGCTAATTGGTATAAAGAACAACCTACGAATAGAAATTATCTATCTCCTTTAGGATTCCAACTCAAATTGGAACTCTTTGAGGGGGTAGATTTTTTCTGTCAAAATGCAGGCATCCCTGAGATCAACATGCCGTTCACAGAAGTTCCTACACGCTTTAGAAACTTTGCTGTCACTCCTGGTGGTGGAGTAACGTATGGGGATCTTACACTACAGTTTATCGTGGATGAGGATCTTGTAAACTACAAGAGTGTCCATGATTGGATCAGGAAGAATGGTGGTTCTGAAGAACACTCTCCTGATGAGATTCAGTTCTCTAGTGCTCAACTTCATATCACCACTTCTTCTTTCAACATCAATCACATTATTGATTTCGAGAGATTATTTCCAATCAGTTTGACAGGTCTAACTTTTGATGCTACACGAACTGAGCAGGAATATTTTACAGCACAGGTTACATTTAAGTATACTAATTACACGATACGAGACAGAAGTTTTAAATGAATTTTGATAAACTACATCAACGCTTTGAAAAAATCAAAAACGAATGGGCAAGTGACAGTCACGTAGAACACGAATTTAAGAACAAACAATACACTGCTGATCTTGGACAGATCTCAATGGAGATCCCTTTCCAACACAATAAATACTTAAACCATTACACGGATCTTTCACAAATCAAAACGTCTCTAGAGTTTGAGGCAAGAAAGTTACTGCGCGAGAAGCGAGAGTATTATGGGGGAGAAGCAGACGCTCGCATCTACGCAGAAAAACCTTTTGGTAACAGTATTAAAACATCAGAAAAAATGAAGGTCTATCTGGAATCAGATCAAGATCTAATTAACATAGAAGCAAAGATCAAGTTCATTGATCAAATACTGTATTATCTTGATAACGTTTTGAGAATGATTTCCCAAAGAAATTATCATGTGAAGAATGCGATTGAATGGGAAAGATTTATTAATGGAAACTAATGTCTGACATTGTTGTAAAGAAAAAGAATGAGGTATATCTGACTCTCCAATCAGAACCTCACATTCATCACGAACTATCCGATTACTTTTCTTTTGAATTGCCAGAGGCAAAGTTTCTAAAGAGGCAACCTAGATTTAAGTATTGGGATGGGATGATCAGACTATACTCTCCTGGCACAGGAGAACTGTATGGGGGTCTCCTATCACATCTACATGAGTGGGCAGCAGAGAGGCGCTACAGCGTCTCCTACGAGGATAACGAATGGTATGGGCACGTAGAGGATAGGAACGACTTCGTGTCTCCTGGAGGCGTTAAAGTGTTTATGGATAAGATTACCAGATCTGGTATCACTCCACGCACCTATCAATATAATACTGTTCATCGCGCACTTAAAGACAACCGTGGTTTGTTTTTATCCCCAACAGGATCTGGTAAGTCATTAATGATTTATAGTATTGTTAGATATTATGCTGCAACAAGGAAGAAGATTTTGATTGTGGTTCCTACCACTTCTCTTGTTCAACAGATGCTAAAAGATTTCAAAGACTATGGATGGAATGCAGAGGACAATTGTCACACCATTTATTCAGGCAAAGATAAGAATACTGATAAACCAGTTATCATATCAACCTGGCAATCAATCTATAAATTTCCCAAAAGATACTTCGATGACATTGACTGTGTTATCGGTGATGAAGCACATCTATTTAAGTCAAAGAGTCTGACAGGCATCATGACTAAGTTGCACAATGCCAAGTATCGTTTTGGATTCACTGGCACTCTTGATGGGAGCAAGACACACAAGTGGGTGCTAGAAGGATTGTTTGGTAAGTGTGAGAAGGTTACTAGAACTGATGATCTAATCAAGCAAGGATACCTTTCTAACTTTAGAATTAAGATCCTTATGTGTAAGCATGAGTATCAGTTCTTTGAAGACTACCATGCAGAGATGGAGTATCTTGTTACATGTCAAAAAAGAAACAACCTCATCAAGAATCTAGTTAAAGATTTAGATGGCAATACATTGGTTCTATTTAACTATGTCGAGAAGCATGGTGAACCACTTTATGAAATGATAAATAATGTGGTAGAGGACGATAGAAAAGTATTCTTCGTCCATGGTTCAGTTGATGTAGATTCCAGAGAAGAAGTTCGAGAAATTGCTGAGAAGGAAAGCAATGCAATTATTATTGCTTCTTATGGAACTTTCTCTACTGGTATTAACATCAAACGATTACACAATATTATTTTCGCATCACCTTCCAAGTCAAGAGTTCGTAACCTACAATCAATTGGTAGAGTCCTGAGGAAGGGAGAAGGTAAAGACATCGCAACACTTTATGATATTGCTGATGACATCTCTAACGAAACAAGATCTAATTACACTTTAAGACATCTATACGAACGAGTGAAGATCTATCAAGAAGAGAATTTTAAATATGAAAAAGTAAAAATAGATCTAAGAAAATAATATGGAAGAAGAATTCTATTCAAGTATAAAATTAAGATCAGGAGAGGAGATCGTTGCTAAGGTATCTTACCTTAAAGAAGAGGACTCCCTCCTTATTGAGAAACCATTACTAGTAGAACATCACCACACTAAAAAACATGGTAAGAACGTATCTGGTTTTATTTTAAAGG